TCACGTTTCGATTGTGAATAACATCATTGTCGCCTGTTCTATCGTGACAGACAAAGCAGTAAGTATGGCCATCAGAGTAGAGAGAATTCCCATCTGATGAACCACAATTACTGCAAGGCATATGCCTAACGAATTCATTTTCGGTCATTAGACCAACCATTCAAGAGGTATATCTGTATACGATGTCCAAGGTATGTCGTGCTTCTCGCACCATTTAGCATACGTTGTTTTACTTTTCTTACTTATAGTATTGTAAGGAGCTTGGAATACCATCCTTAAGTCTATCTCGGGGTTAGCCTTTTTAACTGCAAGGACTTTTCTCCTGTCTTCAGCATCCCAGTATCCTTTTGTTTCAAGGTATACATAGTTTGGGAGAACAAAATCAGGAGTATAAGTATGCTCAATTGTATAGCTAAGTTTCTCAGACTCATACTGGAAAGATATTCCCAAACCTTCCAATAAACTAGCGAGATTTTTTTCAAGGTTAGAACGATAGTTAGGTGGTTTGCTATGTTTAGTCTTTAACTTATTATAAGCTTTCTGAGCCCATTCAATGGATTCTTCTTTAGAAGTCTTCTTCTTCGTCATTGGTGGTAGGTGTTACGTTAGGGTCTGCTGTTTTAAAACCTGCTGTAGTACCAAATAGTTCTGCTACTTCAGTAGCGTCTAAATCTCCAGTATCTACACCAGCTTCTCCTTTTACTGAGACAACTTGTACACCAACCAACTTAAGAGAACTACCATAGGTAACTCCATCTCTAAGGATATAAGGCTTCTGATAGAATGCCAATTTAACCGTAGATCCTGCATATAGCGGTGTTTTTGCATCTGTAACTTGTGATCCTTCTGTATCTACTACAGGTGGACGTCTATCTTCAGACCAAGAGAACTTAATCTTATATTTACCTTCACTAACTTCTTCCCAAGGTTCTGGCTTGAGAGTACTACGTTTAGGGTTCTTGAGTTTGGACTCTGCCCACTTAAGGACATCAGCCCGTTCTGATTCTAACTTGTCAACGGTATCTCCGTCAACAATTGCAGCCAATGAATAACCAAACTTACTAGGTGCTAGTATAGCTTGGAAACCTTCAAGGGGTATGTTTGCTGTTTTGTGTATAGTTCTAGCCATTTAGCAGAAAAAATAAGTGGAGTCAATCACGGCTTCTGGTTTAAGGTCGCCTATGATCGGTGGTTCAGTGTCTGCTCCAATTTGTGAAGCAAATACTTTTAAATAGTTTGTGTTAGCAAAGAGATTCATGTAAGTCTCTCTTACTATATTAGATAACGTTGACATATCAGTAGCCCTACATAGGACACTATCATGTATCAAAGCTATCGGTGAATCGAATCTGATAGCACTTAGATGAAGTAATGATGCATCCAGGGAATGTATAAGATTAGGAGCCGTAGCTGCCTTGTGCCTAGTAATAGACACCTCATCAGTCTCTTCTGCTATCTGTAACTCACATCTACCAAGTAATTGTAATCGGATAGTTTGTGTATCATGTTTCATTAGCCTCTGATAAACATTAAATCCCGAAGGTGTTTCCCAAACTAATAATTCTTTTCCTGATTTAATTAACTTAGATACTTCAGTTTCAATCCATTTCATTACTGACATCGGACCTGGAACTACAGTATGCATAGCATCTCTAACTGCTTTAACAGTTTGTGTTAGTTCATCCTTGTCAATTTCTATCCCTTTCTCCTTTAAGGCTTCACGTATATATGAGCGATTAGAGAAAGGTTTGGCATTATATGGTATAGTCATAACTGTGCGTTTAACACATTTCCTATCCCATATAGAGTGTAGCTTTTGTGGTATTTCAGGTTTCGCACACTCAGCTACTACCTTGTATGCGTCTTGTGGTCTATCAGAAGGTAACACATTGACGAGTTGTGCTGTCTTACGGTCACTCGCTAAAGCAGCGAGAATCTGGAGACCACTACATGTAGCGTCTGTAGCTACACATAGTCCCGTAGTCTTACGGTTATTAGTTATAACTACATTATAGTATTCATCACATGCAGCAGCAAATTGCCACGGCTCTTCAGCAACCTCCCAGTCACCGACATTGTGAATAGGATCTAAAGCTATTCTCTTAATAAGAGGTATGTTAGCTTGTACCCAGTCTAACCGTTCTTGCATCGTAGATTTATCTAAGCCATAAGTTGTAGCACATTGAAATGCTAACCAATCTTTAGCCTTATCTGTCATCTCCGATTCATCAGCAAATCTTATACAAGCCTTACCGAAATCAGTATCTTGTGGTGTGAGAAAAGCAGGTATAGGGTATGCACGACCTCGATAATCAAAAGACCAAGGTATATAAAACCTTTCTTTAGATTCAAATCTTCTGACTGCTTCCATAGTCATACGGGTTCGGCATGAACGTCTAAATGCATTAGCATTCTTATTCATAACCTCTGCTGCTTGCCTACGGTATCGTTTCCTAGCTTCCTTATTATCTGCTATATCTACTGGTTTAGGAGGGAGTGGTATCTCTACAATTGGTATGAATTTACCTATACTAATCCCTCTCTCTTGAAAGTGCTTCGCAACTTCGATTGTGAACGGATTAATACAGTATCCAACCTTCTGTATTTTGTTGAGAAACTCAATAGGTTTTTCTCCCTGTATACGTCCGTCATCTCCCCTGCGAACCATCTTGTGGCCTCGCATTACCTCATTCAAGAGATATCCACCGCATCTATCATTAGACCAATCATTAGGTTCGATTAACATAGGCCATGCTTCAGGTGAGAATAACTCACTTTCCTTAATGACTTGATCCTTGATTTCTAAGAATTCAGGTGTGGGTAGTACTACGACCTTGGTTTTATTACCAACACGTACAGTAGATTTAAAGAACCAACCACTAGATTTCATAATCTGATCTAATAGCCAGCCTCCTAACTTAACTCTTAAACTTCTATTCCATGCGGGCCATGGTTCAATGTTACACCTATTCATCATAGTTCTTATCACTACGACCTTCTGATGTGTGCCTATAGAATCATGCCAATAGTTTTTCTTTAAGACTTCTAATAATCCTGGGGCACAAGACTCATAGTGTCGCATTTGACACTCCTGTTCTACTGCCTTGCCTATTGAATCTGTAACATTAGAGGCTAGGTTACTATCAATCTTACGTCCAAATACCTTATCAAATGTAACCTTACATGAAATAGCTGCTAGTGCTAACGGTTCGATGTGTGCTAAATGCTGATGTACTTCCTTAAAAGCTACACCATTCTTACCACGTATAATAGCGTAACTGAATGTGTCCTGTATGCACCCTACAACGAGCGGTAAGAGCGTATCCATACTTGCAGCACCATATACACTAGCTGAAGCATACTCCTTCTCCTCGAGCTGCCTAGTGTTGTCTCTGAGCTTCTTGAGTCCTTGGCTTATTTGTTGCCTTTCAAAGTCAACTTGCTCCTTGATTTGGTCGGGAGTTGGCATAAGTCTCCATTTCGTCCTTGATTTGTGAGTTTAATAAGGATACAATCTCATCATAGTGTGGATGATCCGTTGGTATATTATCTAAAGCTTTTTTCTCATAAGTAATAATGTCCTCAATAGTTTTCATCAGCCCAATCCTCCTCGGGTTTCATTTGTTGTAATAGATTAGCAGTACATAATACAAAATGATTCCCTGCTGCCATGATTTCATGTGCTTTTTTCTTAGCAGAGTGCTCACGTTTGTACACATACTCCTTTATTTTACCAGATGTTGGCTCTTCTTCCCTGATTATACATAAAACTTCATCAGGAATCTGCCATCCACCTATCTTCCAGTCCATGAATTCTTCATATTCAATAGACTCAAACATATCAGCTGGTATAGCTCTTAATTTAGCTACCTTATTAGGGAAATACCTCCTTTTATTAGTCATGAATAGGCACCACATCTACTAAATAGTCGTCCATTAAACAAGCTTCATCATACGCATCGTATGCAGCTTGATAGACATCATACCCTGAATTGAGTATAAAGTCTCTACCTGATTTTAGGGTAACATGATACTTCATGGTTGCGTCCTTGTGCGGGAT